ATGTTGTTAACGATGGCCATCTGGCAAGAACCAAGTGGCATATCGTCAACGCTGAACAACTCAGCATCAACCTTTCGGAATGATGCAAGAAATTCAGACACGAGTTCCTGATCATATTCTACCTCCAATTTATAGAAAATGTACGACAATTGCCGTACACAATCTACGGCGATAGAGTCTCCTTCGAGAGCACCCTTAATCGCAACACCGCAGAATACTGGAATTGACACAACAGAAAAATCTGAAGTGGATCCCAGCTTAGCGCCGAAATGAATCGGAACCAGATGGCCTTTAAAGCCAATTGGAAGTGTCCATTCCGAAGTGGAATGGAAGCGATCAAGTGCCTTCCCAATCTTGGGAAGAGTAGTGGTCAAGAAGGTGATTCCCTCTTTAGCTACCCGCTCATTGAAGGTCGTGATATCACGACTATTTATGTACGGGCCATAGCGTTGGTTTTGCGCTAGGTTTGTCCATAACAGACAAAGGCTTTTCAGACTACCATTCATAATGGACGGTCTCCGAAGAGCATCCCAATAGCACATCCCCAAACAACACAATTCCTGAACAGCCGGTAAATATTTACGGCTGAGACAAGTCGCTATGTTTTCTTCTGCGACGGGCTTTACACCTCGTTGTTCAGAAGCGCAGTCACATTCGCGTTGGTGCCACCCTCAATAAGGAAATCAACCATCTGGTTGACGACCTCAAGGATGATGGCATTCGTGATGGCTGTGCTCGGCGGGCGAACGATAACCACATATGCGGAAATCGTCGCCGGCACCAAGAGTGAGTCGACTTCAGTTCTGTCGATACGCACCAGGTGCCGTTCATTCCCTTTCGAATCGACCTCGTGAGAGATCGTCAGTAACTTCTCGTTGGGCAGTGTTAAACCTGCTACTGAGAAGACTGATTTCCCGCTATCGGCAGCTCGAAGCACAAACGCAGTTAGGTTTGTGTCGACGTCGGTAGCGGTATCTTTCGAAAGTGATTGTGGCGTTGAAAATGCCATAGGGCCTATGCTCCTCCCTCAAAAGAGGTTTTGGATTTAACGTTAACCTATCTTAGGATAGGCACATGTCCCCAGTTGCACTAACTGAGAACGGCACCAAGCGACAATAAAAGAGTCGCTTGATTGAAGTTAGGAAGTTTCCAGCCTAAGCCAGTTAAACTGGCGAAATCTGGAAATATGGGCATTCTCTGGAAATATCGCAGAGAGTAACTAGCCCCTTCCGACTTTGGTTCGTTGGAATAATAGCCGTCGGCAGGATGCCGAAGCCAGTACCAACTTACCTCCATTTCGTCTTTCAGTTGTAGACAAGAGTCTACAAGTGAAACGGGTAACTCCAAAGCATCTACTTTAAAACGAGATAACCAATTCCCAACGCCGAAGAACCAATCGACGACGAAGGAAAAAGGAATCGCG